AGTATCATTACAACATCATAAAATTTATTCTAAAAAAATTAGCAATTACAGTAAATTTTACTTATCTTTGTATATAATTTATGCCATTCGGCATATGAAACACATCTCCTTTACATATGCCTACCAGTACTAATAAACCTTATGGTGTACGCATTGCCCGTTATTTTGATTTTATAAAAGGCGAGTTTCACATCGAGCAGCTACCTGATAAAAAAGACAAAGCCAGTTTTACAGAACAAAAGGTTTGGGACCGCGAGCCCGAGCCCCCTACCCTTGCCGGCCTTGCATTGTACCTGGGCTTTAATAGTCTTGACGAATTTGAAGCCTACGAGCGCAATGGAAAACATAAAAAACAATTACGGATGGGCAGATTGATGATAGAAGCCGAATACGAGAAACGCCTTCATTACCAGTCGGCTACCGGGGCGATATTCGCACTCAAAAATTTAGGGTGGAAAGAAAGTTCTGAACAGAATACCCTCAAAGATTTACCTAAAACAATCCACATAAAAATAACTACCAGTGGCCCTAACGTAGCTAACAGCGAAAAAGAGGTAGAATTATAATACTATCAATTAAACATGCATGAAAAAACATCTATCCTTTTTAAATATAATTACGAATGCGATGCTCAGATAATTATTAATCAAGGGGGTACCAGCAGCGGCAAAACCTACGCCATATTACAGGTTTTGTTCTGCCTGGCTGTTGAGATGCCCAAACAGATCATAACGGTTGTTGGGCAGGATATCCCTAATCTTAAAGCAGGTGCCCTGCGCGATGCGCTTAGCATACAAGCGGCATCAGATACGTTGAAACTACTCATTAAAAATTACAACAAGACCGACCGGATCATTGAGTTTAACAACGGCAGCATTATTGAATTTAAGAGCTATGCCAATGGGCAGGACGCAAAATCGGGCAAGCGCGATTTTTTGTTTATTAACGAAGCTAACGGCATTTCCTGGGAGGTATACAGCGAACTGGCGCTGCGCACCCGCAAGCGCATTTTTATCGATTACAACCCCAATACAGGCTTTTGGGTACACGAGCGGCTGATAGGCAAACCTGGTGTACAGCTTTTTATATCAGACCATCGGCACAACCCATTTACCGATGACGCCACACGCAGTAAAATTGAGAGTTTAAAGATCGAGGACATTGAACTTTGGAAAGTTTATGCCAGAGGCCTTACCGGTAAAGTAAGCGGCCTGGTATTTACCAACTGGCACCTATGTGAACATATCCCTCCCGATGCTAAACTTATTGCTGCCGGGCTCGATTTTGGTTTCAGTAACGACGAAACAGGCTGCCTGCTGGTATATAAACAGAACGGTGAACTTTGGATTAATGAATTGATCTATGAAACCGGGCTTACGAATACCGATCTTTCTGATAAATTAAAAAGTGTGGGGATAAGCACTTCTACAGAAATCATCGCCGATAGCGCCGAACCCAAGTCTATAGAAGAACTGAGAAGGCTTGGATGGTATATCAGCCCGGCTAAAAAAGGGCCCGATAGTATCAAAAATGCTATAGATATCTTAAAACGCTATACCATTAATGTTACCCGCAGCAGCGTGAACCTTCGTAAAGAACTTAGTAAATATACCTGGAAAACAGACAAAAGCAGCCAGCCGCTCAACCAGCCAATTGATGCCTACAACCACCTTATTGACCCGCTGCGCTACGTGGCGCTGAATAAATTGATGATAAAAAACCAGCAGGTACCTCGTAGCAGGCTGCCGCTGCAACACCAACACGCACAAAACACCTTTGCAGACCAAATGCATGGTATGCTGTAATATTTGATTAAACAACAACATTTATGATAGAAAGAAATCTGGCAACCGGCAACGGAATGCTTCGTGTGCGCATACCGTCGCAGTTAAACGAACTCAGCCTTGGGCAAATGATCGCCTTGCAAAATGAGAAAGAATTGAGCGATATACAAGCCATCAGTATATTATCCGGTGTGCCGGCCAATGAGCTGATGCAAATCACTAACGGTAACGAACTGATGCAGTTTACAGATACCATCCTATCGCTATCGCACCAGATAAAGAACCTTTACAATAGCGACACTATCCCAAAAGATATTACCCTTATTGTGAACAGCAAGGCCGTTAAAATAAGCGTTAGCGGAAACCTGGCTGTAGAACCGGCCGGTGCCTTTATGGCGTCCAGAGATATCATTGCTGATGAAATTACCGCGCATATTAAAGAGTATGGTGAAGAAGACTGGCAGCAATATTTTAACCCATCGTTACTGGCTTGCGGTAAAATTTTAGCGCAATACTTTTATTGCAAGGCAACCGGTAAACCCTATGACGAATATAAAGCCGCCGATTTTTTTGAGACCATTAAAGAACTGAGGGTAACGGAGGCACTGCCCATAGCCAAACATTTTTTTACTGTTTATCCCAACTTGTGGACACAGAGAACCGGTTACTGGCATCGCCTGTTACGGTTATTGAAAAACGCGCTGGTGTACAGGCGTTTGAAAAGTTCGGCTATGTTAACACGGTAAACGCCCTTGCCTCGGGCGATGTAACCAAATGGCCGCTCATTATGGCTATGCCTTACGAGCGCCTACTCACCAAATTACTGCTCAACAAAACCGAAGCCGAATACCAGAAGCGATATACAGAACTTCTTTCTTAATAACATCTATCCTTCGGCATAAATAATCCATTAATTATACCTTCTTAATAAAATACAGCTTTCCCTTCAGGAGATCGGGGGCTCAATTATCCAATGAGAAATCACATAGAAGCTATTGTACAAAGCCTTAGCACTCCAACCACTTTTATTTACGGCACCGAAAAAGAGTTAAACACCCTCGCTGATGATGTTGCCTTCCCGGCGGCATTTATGTACCCCTTGCAGCCATTTACCTTATCGCCACATGTAAATGGCTCGGTGAATAACGTGTTTACACTCTACATAGAGTTTTTGTATCAAACGGAGTTTGGACAGTTTACGGCCCAAAACGAAGTTTTGTTAGAGCAGGCATTACAAATGGCCAACGAGTTTATGGTAAAAGCATCAACCTATCGTGATGGCGATGGTCGGGCTTTCAGGATAAAAGCCGGAGAAAAAGCCAAATGTGTACCCGTATACAACAAGTTTGATGTGAACACTACCGGTGTGGGCCTTACCATCACCCTAAGCACCATGTACTTTAACGTTTATTAATCTTCCAAAACCTTACCCATGAGTTTAACAGCCAATATTGAAATTGTATATCAGCCCGCGACCGTTACGGATATTAATGGAAGTTTTATCAATAACGCGCAGGTTTACATAGCCATATACGATGCTATTACTGCCCTACCTGCAAATGGCAACAACTGCCTGGTTATATATACCGTTACAGATGAGAACAACAACACATCAACCAACACCATCAACATCCCCGGGATGCGATCGCTCATTTACACAGGTGAGATAGGCAGGACGGTATTTAACAGCAAAAAAAATATACTATCCTCATCAAATAAAACTTTTAAGGTATTAAGTGTAGGGCCGGGTGATGATAGCGTTTCGTTGCCACAAATACCCGGGAACCTCACACTGCAAATTAAAGTGGATAGTCCCGAAAGCGCGCCTAACGCTGCAAACGGGCAAATCACCATCACGGCAACTTCTAACTACCTGCCTATCGCTTACCAGTTGGATGGTTTAATTACCGCGGCCTCCCCCACCTTCAGCGGTTTAAGTGGCGGTAACCATACCGTTACGGTTATTGACGCGGCCGACTACAGCCTGAGCCAAACTATATATATCCCTACCGTCACCAGTACATTAGTATCAGACCCATCTGTAACACTGCCCGGCAATCATATCTCACGCTGGAACGCGGCGTTCAATCCCGTTGTTTTCACTTATCAGCGTAAAGATTTTTCGGTTACGGGCATGTCGCTAAACACATTTGACGGCAAAACCAGGGTAAGCGTGAATACCGATATATCAGCGGTGCTGAAAGATGATTATGTGTATCTGCAAACCGACACACTCACAGGTAGCTTTAAAGTACTATCAATATATGACAATTTCACACTGGTTATTGATGAGCCTTTCAGCCAAACGGGCCAGGGCTTTATCAACATTAATCGTCTGCGCCCCTATTATAAAATGCTCACGCGTATCAGCTTTTTTGATAAGATCACAGGAAAGTTCAGCGCTATAACAGCCAATCACCGGCCAAATAATACCGGGCTAACCCGTGCCGATATTTCCAACTTTCTGCAAAGCCTGCTGCGCACTACCGATACTTACGATTATACCTCTACAAGCTACCGCGACGACAACCTAAGTGCCAGTTACCAGATAGCCTATGCCCAGCATTGGGATGATGGAACCGACCAAGGTTACACTGCCGATTTTGTCACCATTGATAAACCTTATTACGTAGTATATGCTGCTAAACAACTGGGCGAAGCCTACGGTGGCAACATGGCGGCTTATGTACCTTTTGCCACCACACCCGCGGGCGTGGCTAAAGCCGCCTGGATAACCGACTTCGCTGAGCCTGCATACAGCGCAGGCTATCCGTTTGATATGAGCTTTATATACAGTGAGGACCTTGTAGGCAGGCAATTATACGCGGAGTTTACACCCCTGGATATTAACCGCGACCCATTGCCGGGCAGCAGTGCCAGCTATCTTTTAAATGATGACGGTTCATGGCTGCTCAACAGCGATGGCAGCAAAATGGTAATAGCACGGCAAAGCATCAGCAAAGCAGATGTGCCCGCGCAGCTTGGCCTTAACCGACTGTTAGTAAATGGTCCTTTACCGGATGGCGCATACTACATTAATGTAACGCTCAAATATGACGAAGCGGGCGTAACGCATACCGTAACCCAAACACAAACCATACGTATTGACGACGCGGTTGACGACCAATCCGTTTACCTGCGCTGGATAGGCCTTAGCGGAAGTTGGAATTATTACCGGTTTATATATAACCAGGAAGTGAGTTTAGATGTACAAAACGCCGTGATCATTAAAAGGTATGTTACCGACTGGCAGAACCAGCAGGGAATTGATGAGGTGATCAGCAAAGCTGCCGGGCAAAAAATGAAAGTGGTGGCAGAAGATCTTTCCGTCGCCGATATCAAAGGCCTGCAATCCATTAAATATTCACCCAAAGTACAGATGCTGACAGGCCGCAACCCGGTGAAATGGCAAACGGTGGTAGTAAACACCGCTACTTATAGCGAATACGATACCCGGAACCAGCAGGCACCATTTAGTATTACCTTTAGTTTGCCGGCTATTAACGTACAAGCACAGTAAGTATTAGTCCATGGACGATAGCACATAGTCCATAGTAATATAAAACCATTCATTTAGTAATTCCAAAGCTATGGGCTATCGACCATGGGCTATGGACTTCCAATCCCTATGAATCAACTCCAATTATACATAAACGATCAGCTGGTTGATCTGGCCGATGACAGTCCGATCGCGCTTACTTTCCAGATCAATAACCTGGCCGAGGTAAAGAACCAGCAGGGCAACACCAGCAACCAGTTTAAATTACCGCTCACACAGCATAACCGGCAAGTATTGGGCTTCCCGGATGATATTACCCTTGTTGGCATACAGCCGTATGATTATTACCCGGCCAAAATAATTCAGGACGGGCTGGAGATTGTGCCTTATGGTATGGCGCTTTTAAACAGTGTTGATAATGATACGGCCGCTATTACCGTATTAAGCGGAAACGTAGATTTTTTTGACGCCCTCGATGTAAAGATCTATGACCTGGGCGATAACAACACTACAGCCGGGAAACAAAAGATCTTTGAAAAATATAACCACACCTGGAACCTGGAAAACATAGTGTACTCACAAACCCATAGCGAAGGGTGGATATGGCCTGTGGTAGATTACGGAAAGATGGCAATGGATGCCAATAACCCTACCATTGATGTACGCTACCTGCGACCTGGCTTTTTCCTGAAAACAGCTATAGAATTATTTGTGAAGCAGGCCGGCTATAAAATAAACCCTTCATCATTCTTACTGAAACAGCCGATGTACGAAAAGCTGATCGTACAGTTCGCGGCTGATAGCTTTCAGCATGGTACTGATTATCAAAAATCTCGGAATGCTTCGGGATTACTGGCAACTTTGGGGGCTGACATCAGAAAAGACCACCCCAATGTAAATACACCTAACCAGGGGCTCATCAACTTCATAAATGTCGACAACAATGTAGATAATTATTACAACGCTGCCACCGGCATCTACACGGCATCAAGCATTTCTAAGGTAAACATCAAGCTTACCATACCCGGCTTTTACCTGTTCGGTAATATGAAAAAGTTGAATGATTACAGTTCATGTGTGGATATCAAGATTCAATCGGTTGATCCGCGGCATGGGGTTTTAGACCTGGCCACTTACCGTTACGGGCTCGATGGTGGTATCCGTATATCAGCCTTTACCAGCTTTGGTTACAAAACTTTTAAAGATGAAGTACAGTTAACGGCCGATGCTTTTTTAGAGCAAGGTGATCAGCTAAGGGTGATCTATTCTTTTGAAGGTTATAGCGGCAGTTTTTTTACCATGCCGGCATCAACCCAATTAAATATTGTTGCCGAAAACCAGGAAGTGCTTTACGGGCAGCAGGTACAGTGTGAGCGTATCTTTCCGGATATTACACAAAAAGACCTGCTTAAAGATACCTTGCAGCGCTTCGGTATTATTTGCCAGGCCGATAACACCAGCCGTACCATTACTTTCTCGTCTTTCAGGGATATTGTAAATAACATCCCCAAAGCTTTGAACTGGACGGATAAATGCCTGGACCAGGGTAAATCCATCAGCTTCCAGTTGGGGAATTACGCGCAGGTAAATAATCTGCTTTACAAGGAGGATGACGGTATTTTCCCACCTAAATTTGGCAACTCGGCCATACGCATAGCCGATAAAACGCTTACGCAATCTGCCGATCTGTTTGAAAGCCAGTTTGCCCCTACGCTTAACCGCCCCTACTTTAATGGCTATATAGCGCAGATCTTAAAAATTGACCCAAAGGATGATGCCGAACAGCCGGCATTTAGCATAAGTACACAACCGCGGCTTTTAATAAATGAGCAGTACGCTTTGCAAAACTCGCCAACTGCCAAGAGGATCACTTTTACCGATGGGCACAACAGCATGGTAGTGAATGATACCCTATCTGTGCCCTATTTTTATAAACCAAATGCCGAACACAGCCTGTTGTGGGAAGATCTGCGGCTTAAATACTACCCCGAACTGGAGAAAATATTACAGCAAACAAAAAAGGTGGAGCGCTATTTCATGCTATCACCCAGGGATATATTGGAGCTTGATCTGCTCTTACCTATCTATTTGGAGCAGGACGGTGCATACTATTATATTAACAAAATTGATAGCTGGCGCAAAGGCCAGCCTGTAAAAGTTGAACTGGTTAAATTGGGTTAATAATAATTTGCTTATGTAAAAGCGGGGATTTATATTTACCAAAAAAATTAGCAAAACCTGAACAATGAAATAAATTCTATTAGCTGCATTATTATTAATAAGCATGGGTGTAACTGTCCAAACCCTTAAACCTATACAAGGGGTATTAGGTATCAAATTTGGAAGTGATTTAGCAACCGTTACTGAGGCGGTTAAAACTAAAGGGGGCGTAATTAATAGAGCAGGTTCTAAACCCGACCGACTCTTTGTTGAAAACATTTCTCTTGGTACAAAAAAAAGTGAATATGTAATATTTCTTTTCATAGATAACAAAATGTACGGAGCCGCATTCGTCTTCAAACCCGAGTTAAAACCTCAGTTAGTAGATAGTTACAATGCATTAGTTAAAGATATTAGCAGCGTTTACGGAGAAGGCAGGTCTGTAAAAGACTTTAAACCGCCGTATGAGGAAGGTGATGGTTATGAAGTGCAAGCAATTACAACCGGCAATGCCAGCTTCCTAACGTATTGGATTAATGACGATAAGAGCCAAATAAATATTATGCCGCAACCTGATGGAACTATATTACTTGGTTATAAGGACGGGAAATTAGGAAAATTGGCAACTGAAAAGGATCAAGAAAAAGAGAAAGCAGATTTTTAGTAAAAATGGGATGGTTTGGTAGAAATAAACTCGCCGATGAGGTTTTTGACCTTGAAGTAGAAAAAACCTACGGTAAGTGGGACTTTAGGCTTAAGAATTACCCCGGGGTTGTAATAGCGTGTTTTATTCTTATTGTGGCTATTTTAGTATTTGTTGGTATAAGCAAAAATCACGACAAAAACCTCTCTGGAATAAAATCAAAGCAGGGGATGTTGTTTATCCACCGGATAATTTTTTTTCAGATACTGCCGACCAGGAGATAATGTTCAGCAGGATGATACGACCCATGACCATCTCCGATATTGACACTATGCATATATCACTCGCAGAAAAAAGAAAACTTGCAGCCCAGTTAGATACCAGTAAAAAGCAAACTATAATGCTTGAACGGGCCAATTGGGTTATCCCGCGTGATAGCATGTTTAAATACGGAGTTGCGGCCATTGGTGAATTTATTGCTAAAGATAGTATTACGCCTAACGATGAAAGCGGTGTTGGGTATGATTGGTATGCAGTTAAGCCCAACAGAAAACTGATGTATGATAAATACGTACTTAGAATACCTAACGGTTATGTTATTGCAAATGATTTGTTTTTTGTTGAGCCATCGGAAGTAAGGTTAGAAGAACCCTCTGCAATTAAAAAGTTCAGGCCAACTACAAATAAAAATATTGATCCGCCGAATATTAAGAAGATGGATTCTACAAGTATAAAAAACGCTGTTGTCGCAAAACCATCACCCCCACTCAAAACCAAAAAACACCATCGTAAAAAAGCTTAGCAAGCTTTTTTTATCTATTAATTATGCCAATTAGCATTAAAAACATAAATTAATACGAAACAAAAACCCACTGGAATCACTAATCATGATATTGCAAAAGCTAAAAAATATAGGCAAGCCGTTCTTTGGCGATAAATATTTAAGCTATTTTCATTTACTAAAGTCCTTTACTATATTTACCAATAAAATTAGTAATTCCTAAATTTATGACTCATTCTACAACAACAACCAACACCACTGAAAAACCTAAATCAAAAAAATTTATTTGGATAGCTGGACTTTTAGTTTGCGCAATTTTAGTGGCAGGTTATTTAAATTTTAATTATTTGCGCATTGTATATGCTTATCACTTTAAATGGAATAATTTCAAAAATGGCGATAAAGTTTATGTGTCACCGGCTTACTTTGCTGATAAGGACGTAAATTCTTTGGGGGCGCTAAGATTGGTTCGCCCGCTTAATTATAAAGATCTTGATAAGATGGAACTTAGCGCTGATAAAAAACAAGAGTTAAGGTCAAAGATTGATACTAATTTAAAACCCTACATGTGTTTTGGCGTCGGAGGATTTTATTTTGATGATTTTATGAGGTATAAATCGGGCAACATAGGCACGTATGATGGCAAACTTATTGCCAATGTACAATACAGCTATAAATCTCAAAAATTATTACTACCAGATGTACTTTATATAATTAAACCTAATAAACGGGTGTTTACAAGCCCGGCTTCAGATATTTATTTAAGAGTGCCCGAAAACTATACTTTAGCGGATAGCAACATTTACGTAACACCATCCCAGGTTTCTCCAAAGGAGTTAATAAATTTTAGAAAGTAGTACAGAGTAAAAGTCTTCTATTAAATTCTATCAATTAAATATGTCAAATGGCATTTATTTCATTATTGCTTTTTTCTGATATTTTAAGCATTAGCTTTAAAGCAATAGAACAATGTATAACGAGTAATAGCCGATGTATATTCGGTTGCGGTTATTGATATAATGTATTCTCTTTTAAACCTGTTCGTATTTAAAAAATCGGTAAGATCATCGTGACTGTAAAACTCTTTACTTTTAAAATATAGCATGCTCTTGTTTTATTTATTAATCAATTTACTAAAATATGTCTAACAACCAAGACCAATTACCCTTTTATAACACAAAGCAGGTAGCAGACAACATAGTGGCTTTTGTTAAGCTAAAAGAAGCCATCAACGGGCTAAATAAACCGTTAAATGACATCTCAAGAAATGTAAAAGACCTTAATGGCAGCTTTGATAAACTTGTACTCGAAGTTTTTAGGCGTTAAATAATCAACCATAATAGTACAGCGTAGGGCCGCCCATTCCTTCTGTGATGATCAAAATATCCTCTCGTTGAATATTGTTGCTATTAACAAATTCAACTAAAGCATCCCTGAACCTGAAACCCTTTACTTTTAAAATTTTCATTTCCTTTTTTAATTATACAATTTAGTATGCCAAATAACGAAAAAACTTCTATCGGTGTATCCATAACCGTAACCGGGAGGCTCTTATCATTCTTCGGCAAAGTAAAACAAGTAAATGTCGTTGGAAGCACAATGGATTACTTTTAATATATCCTCTTGTTTGATTTTGTTATCGTTAACATAAGCTACAAGGCGCTCTGCCTGATTTGTCCATGGTGACTGGAATCTTTCAAATTTTAATACTCTCATATTTTAAATAAAAATTAATGTAATACAATGGCCTCACACAACAAAATTTCTGTAGACGTCACAATAACAGGAGATGGGCTAAAAAAATTAAATGAATATACAGGTTCATTTGACTCTCTTCGTCAATCAATTAATTCATTATCAAATCCTTTGAATGCCTTTTCTAACAATCTAAATTCGTTAGACAAAAATCTTTCAAAATATACGGAAACTTTAAGCCAACTAAATACTGAAAATAAAAAGCTTAATGATACTGGACAACAAGTTGATGAAAAATTTAACAAGACCCTCAGTATATTTTCATCCGGTGCAAGTATCGTAAGTGCATTTGGGACAAAGTTAGAATTGTTAACGGGAAGTTTAACCGGCGGCCTTTCTGTATTAATTGCATTTTTACCTGAAATTGCAAATTTTGTAAGTGCCTTGTTCAAAGGAAAAGATGCGATAGATAAAGCTAAATTAAGTTTAGATCTTCTTAACAAAGGTTTATTGTCAAGTGATTATTCCAAAGCTATCGAAAATTTCACCAATTTGAATGTTAAGGTAGATCTCGCAAAAAAAGGCTTTATTTCAAAAGCTGAAGTTGTTAAGGAATACAACGAAACCTTAGGTAAAACGATTGGACGAGTTAGAACGTTGGACCAAGTAGAAATGTCTTTAAAAAACAATGCAGCCGATTATATCCGGGTTATGTTGTACAAAGCTTCGGCAATGGCCGCCATTAAAGAATCTGCAGATAACCAAATTTTAGCTGAAAAAGAAAGAGCTAAATCCGATGAAGAAAGTTCCGATTACTGGGACAGTGGGCTAAAGAATTCTAATGATCCGGAAGTAAAAAAGATTTATCAAGAAAGAGCCAGAAAAAATAGAGAAGCCGCAGCTTTGCCCTTTGCTCAAAAAGCCCATGAAGCGCAAGAAATAGCTAAAAAATTCTTAGAAAAAGCCGCAGTACTTGAACGAAACAACCCCATAAATAAGTTAAAAAAGCAAATTGAAGATCTGCAAAAACTTAGTGGTGCAGACATAGTCAATTCGAAAATATACAATCAAATTAAAAAGCTCAAATTTGAACTTAACAGTTTGGACCCGTCTTATGCAAACGGGGAACCAATTTCTTATCAACCAAAAGAATTTAAGCAAAAACCAAAAAAAACTCCTGAAAAAACCTTTACCGCGCAACCCCAGATTAACGACGTCCCTGCATTTATTAATCCCTTTGAAAAGCAAAGGAAGGCTCATGAAAAAGAATTGGCCTTATTAAAAAAACAATTTGATGATAACCTTATAGCAGAGGACGAGTACAATAAAAAAAGAGAGGAACTTGAAGAAAAATACCAAAACGGAGTAACTACCAATGTTAAAAAAATTGTGTTTGACGATGAACCCCTAAAACAACTGATTGACAAAAGCGCTGAGTTAAGGAGAGAAATTGAAAAAGATGAGAAAGGCACAAAGTCGATACTACCCTGGGAGCAACACAACGCCGAAAAAAAACTCATTGAGGATAAGTATGCTTATGAAATATTACAAGCTAAGGGTAACGCAGATAAAATAAAAGAACTGGAAACCCAAAAATTGCTCGATATGAACGCTCTTAATGAGCGTTACGAACAGCAAAAAAAGGAATTTGCCTTAAACACAGCCCAACAGGTAGCCGATAAAGCATTTTCAATCATCGGTAACAATATAAAAGCCAGTAGCGATGCTAAAATAAAAGGCCTGGAAAAAGACAAAGCCGCCGAACTAAATAATAAAAACCTCACAGAAAGCCAGCGTAAAGCGATAGAAGATAAGTACCAAAAAAAGGAAAACCAGGAAAAGGTTAAAGCTTTTAAAGCCGAACAAAAGATGCAGGTAGCGCAGGCCATCATAAATGGTGCCCTCGCTGTTACTAAAGCTACAGCCCAAACTGGTGTATTTTCGCCGCTTGTTATCCCAGGTATTATAGCCTCAACTGCCATGCAGATAGCTACCATTGTTGCACAAAAAGCTCCGGCCTTTGCCAGGGGTGGGCGCTTCATATCGGACGGTCGGGGTGCTTTGTTATCCGGTTACAGCCGCACCGACGATACCAACGCCTACCTGCGCAGCGGCGAAGCTGTAGTGGTATCTGAAGCTATGCGCAACCCCTGGGCACGCAACCTGGTAAGTGCTATTAACGTTGCCCACGGCGGGCGAGACTTCTCTGTTCCAAACAGTACCCGAGGTTATGCCATTGGCGGTATATTTACTGATGGAGGTAATGCCAATCGCTACTATAATCAGCCGGTTAATGATGCCAAAGAACTGGCTAATACGCTCGCCTATCAAATGATCAATAACTTCCCTCCTATTTACGTTGACGTTAAAGACGTGAATAACCAGCAAGGTATCCTGGCACAAACGGTTAACAGGGTAAACCTATAATAGTAAGTATTCAGAGATTTATCCTAATACAATGTTTGCTTCAGTTTAGATACTTGATACCAACTACTCGATACCAACTCCATGAATATCCAACAAGCTAACCTCCTCTATAATGAGGGAACACTTACAGCGCTTTATAAAGCCGGCTTTATAACGGCCAAAGTTTTTACCTATCGCGAGATATACTTATGGGTAAACGCGCAAATGCAAACCCGCAGCATCAGCAAGAACCAGGCTGTGCTTGAAGCCGAAGTAAAATTTGAAAAAGATGAGCGCACTATCTGGAGAGCGCTGAACAGTTTTTCGGAATAATTTACCCTACTGACAAAGCACTGTCACCATCCGCACCAATAAAAGTCCCGATATTTGTATTGTTCGAAACGGTCGGAATCAGAATTTTCAGAATTAGAAAATTAACAGAATTGTCGATCAACTTTATCCTGCAAATTCTTAAATCCTAAGAATTCTGATCATACTGACAAACTTCTGTCACCAAAACAAAACTCAATTATCCCGACCTTTGAAATATGCCAACCGGCATTTAAAACCAATCTTTTCTGAACTCAGATTTAAAAGATTAGCACAATAAGAATCAGGGAAATCAAAAAATCCTTCAATCAAGGTTCAAAATATCATCGGTGAAATCATCTTTACCAAATCAGTGCAATCACAACGAATTAATCGGCGAGATCAACCTCACCAATCATTGAAATCCTCACAAAATCAGTGTAACCACACAAAACAAATGAAGATATACCTATACGATACCGAAACGGATTGTATCGGCTCAGGAAGCCTTTCGTCCGCCTATGTAAAAACACAATTAGACGCAGCTGCCGGCGCCGATGTTGAGGTACACATCAGTTCGGTTGGCGGTTCGGCCTTTGATGCCATCGCCATTTACGATCTGTTAAAAAAGTACACCGGCAACATTACCACCTATATAGATGCCCTTGCGGCGTCGGCAGCGTCAGTAGTAGCCATGGCAGGCAGCCGCATTGTAATGAGCAAGTACGCGTTACTGATGATACACAAGCCCATGGTTGGCAGCGGTGGCAATGCCGATGAATTACTGAAAGATGTGCAGATGCTGAATGTGGTACAATCTCGCCTGGCTCAGATCTATATGGATAAATCAGGGCTGGACGAGGCAACCATTAACAGCTTAATCAATTCAGTAACCTGGATGACCGCCGACCAGGCCCTGCACATGGGCTTTGTAGACTGCATTGAAGATTATAGCCAAACCATCATCAACAGTGCCCTCATCAAAAAATATACTGACCAGGCGCCGGTAGTATACCAGCGTTGCATTAACAAAATCTTAATAAAAAACAGCAATATGAACATGGACAACAGAGACCTTATTGAACGCACCACCTCCGTTCTGGATAAGATCATGAACTTTTTTAAGCGGGTGGTAAACAAACAAACCATTACAGACAAAGGCACCCTGCATCATACAGATGAAATGGCCGAAGGTACGCAAGTTTATCAGGATGAGGATATGAGCGAACCTGCCATTACAGACACCTACACCACTGCCGATGGTAAGCAGGTTTCTGTTAAAGACGGCAAGATCCAAAAAGTGCTTAATGCAGAAAACGACGGGCAAGAAGAAGACGAGGATGCGCCTATATCTAAAATTAAACCCGATAAGAAACTATCAACCGTAGAAAACCGCCTGCAAGAGGTAAAAGCCCGCCTGTATGCACAAAACGCTTTGTTAAATGAGGCAAAAGCGGCCTTAGCAGACGCGCAAGCCCGCTTAAGCAAAAATAGCGAAGAAATAAAAAACGAAATTAAAAGTGATTTTACTCCCGAAGGATCACGCAGAAGCAGCAAAGCTAAAACCGAAACACAACCCTTCTTCGCCCCGCAAAGTCCGCTGGCCCAAAACGCGGTTAAACGAGCGGTTGCAAAATAGTTGGCAGTTGCCGGTTTGCAGTTAACAAAAACAACCAAGCACTGCAAACTGCCCACTAACAACTACAAACTAATTATAAAAATTCAAAATCTTAAAATGGCTCAATTTACATTTACAAACAACACTTACGCCGGCGAAGCGCTGGCGGGTTTTATGGCCAGCACACTGCTTGAGGCCGACTCCGTTAAACGCGGGTTGCTTACCGTTATCAACGACGTAAAGGCACGCAAAGTTATCCTTGACGTGGATGACGATGTGGTTCTGCAAAATCCTTCAGGCATATTTGCCGACCAGGGAACTACTGCCCAACAAACAGAAAGCTACCTGGATCCTGTGGTTTACGAGTTCATGAAACAGGAACAATGGGACAAACTGGTACAATCATGGGAATCGCAGCAACTTAAACCCGGCGCATTCTTAGATTACGAAGGTGTGGTAGATCTGTCAGACTTTATGGTGCAGCGGTATTTAACTAAAATACAGATCGCTAACGAGCGCCTTTACTGGTTAGGCAAGGGCGCTACTAAAGAAGCGGCATTTACGGCACCTTTCCAGGGCTTATTACCAAGCATATCAGCAGCAAGCGGCGTTTATAAAGTAGGCCTAAGCAGAGCGGAAACATCAATGACGGCAAGTGCTATCAGTGCTGCTGGCATTGTAACGGTTAGCAGTACAGCGTCTTTAAAAGATGGCGATGTAGTAACCCTAACAGCAGTAGGCGGTGGCATTAAAGATACTACCAATGGCGGTGCCGGTATTGATGTGGCCGGTCAGTCGTACTTTATCCAGGTGGCAAGTGCAACAAGCTTTAAACTGGTACGTAACTACAATGAAATTAATACGCGTAAAGCTGCTTCTTTTTCGGGTACAGCTTCATCAGCAACGGTAAGCTATATCAATGCCAGCAATGTTTTAGGTGTTTTAAGCGGCATTTATGCACAATTGGATCCCGCCGACCGCAGTCAGGATGATTTTAACCTGCAGATCCCTTTGCACGTGGGCTATGCTTATGCACAGGCGCAGGCAGACAAAGCCACTAACGTACTTAACGCCTTCACTGATAAAAAGAAGATGGATTACCTTGGCCTTCCGCTTCAATTAATGAACCACTGGCAGGCTAACACCATCCTTGGCGCGCGTTCATCAAACCTGTTCCTCGGGGTAGATCTGTTAGGTGATGCTTCTGAACTATCAACCGTTTACATGAAGCCTTACACCAACGATAACGTTGTACGCATGAAAGCCCGCATGAAAGCGGCGGTGAATTTCAAATTTGCTAACGAATTGTTTTACCTTTCAGCATAGTAGCAAGTATTTAGTATCAAGTCGCAAGACATTCTTATCCTAAAATCTTGATACCTGATACTTGCTACTTGATACCAACTAATCAACAACTTAACTAATCAACCAACAAATGTCAATTTACAACAAAATAAATGCAGGCTTTAGTCTGGGTGCAGGCAAACCAATTACTTCCGGTATTGAGGATGTGATTTATATCTTTAACCATGACGATGTTACACTTACTTATGATGCCGCGAATCCCTTGATCGTTACCGGCTTAACGGCTGTGGCTAACGCTAAGATATACAAGTTTGAAGGCACCAACAACAGCTTCAATACCATGAGCAAGCTGGCAAAAACCCAGGTTGGCCCACGCTACACTGAAGAAATAGATTTTAATATTGCAGGTCTTTCTACAGACATTAAAGCCCAATTAATGGCAATGGGCTATGGCCGGGTGCGTGCCATAGCGGTTAATAATTACAAAGATGGCGATTCGGCCATAGAGCTTTTTGGCGCTGTTAATGGCCTTATTGTTACGGAAGCAGAGCGTAATGCCGCCGATGAAACATTAGACGGTGGTTACAAAATAAAAATGACCAATCCCGATAAATTAAAAGAGCCTTATCCTCCACGAGCGGTATCCATTGCTCCGCAGAGCGGTACGGCAACCTATGCAAGCACTATTGCGGCTTTGGAAGCGTTGGCAGGCTAGTTTCATGGCAAATGGTTCATGGTTAAGGCCTTAACCATGAACCTGCTTAAACAAACAGCTAATCTTTAACCATGAACCAACTACCATGAAAAAATACATATTGAAACCTGGTATACATCAGTTTGCCCCCAGCTCGCCCCCTGTACATACTAACGAAAACCTTACAGACGAAGATGCCGAATGGTACCTGAAAAAATATCCGCACATTAAAACACTATTCGCTGATCTACCCGGAGGTGAAATAGAACCAGGAAAAGAAGTCGCCCAAAATCAAAAAAGCAAAATTAAACAGGGTACACCCAATTCCTCAACAGAAAGCAAGGAGGGCAAATGAAAACTTATTTACCGCAGATAGAGCGGCGCATACTGGTAAGGCCTAACCAAACTTTTGGCATACTCAACTACGATATGGATAATGCCTATCCGCAGCGCATGCTGGAACTGGTAGGCCAATCGCCAACGGCTAAAGATTGCTGGAACAAACGAGCGAAATTTATTGCCGGCAACGGGTTTGAAAACACGAAGCTTAACGCGTGTATCATTAATAAACATGGGCTAACAATAGCGAAATTGTTGAAAGCTGTAGCTACTGACAAAGCCTTATTTAGGGGATTTGGCATTCACGTTAATTATAACGCCAACTTTAGAATATGCTCGGTTAATTACATAAAGTTTGAAGATATCCGCATGGGAGATAGCGACAACCCCGACACTAAGGGCAAATTTGCTATCTATAATGACTGGGGCAAAAAAACCTGGAAAAACATCACCCGTAGTAAAATCACCTTCATTGACGCCTACAACCCTGACGAAGAAACCATTGTCAGGCAGGTAAATACCGCAGGCGGATGGGATAAATATAAAGGTCAGCTATATTATTTTAACCCTGAAATTGATGATTATCCACTGATTGAAGCAGATGCCGTATGGGAAGATTTTGAAACCGAAGCGGGCATTAAAACCTTTAATAACCGCGAGGTAACTACAGGCTTTTTGCCATCCACCATGTTATTCATGCAGTCGCGCCGTGAGGAAGCTGATAATGTTAGCGGCAACTTGCGATCAGGAAATATCCCATCACAGTTGGAGCGTGACCTGGGCACCTTCCAGGGTGCCAGCAGCGCCCAAAAGATCATTGTTATTGAGTACGAAGATGAGAGCGCGAAACCGGAGTTTCAGCCTTATGCTATTCAAAACAATGATAAACTGTTCGAAAGCACGGAGCGTTCTGTGGAAGCCCGCATTATAAAAGGCTTTTCGGTGCCTAAAGAGCTCATCAATTCAGAAAAAACATCCGGACTGAGCAATGGCAGCGAAAAGAAACAGGCTATCAGCGAATTTAATGATAATACCACCCCCGACAGGCAGGAGATAAGCGATGCGTTCAGGGATATATTCGGTCACTTTTATATCAACCTGAATAATAACGATAACTGGGCCATTGTTTCAGTACCGGCAAGTGTAGCCGAGGAAACTATAGGTGTTAAGGCAGGTTCAAATCTCAACCAGTTGTTACAATTAACCATACCCGTTAAAAATAAGATTGCCACGTTGGTTCACGCCTACGGCTTTACGGAAGCAGAAGCAGAAGCCATGTGCGCCTGATCATCCCAGCACATTTTATTTAACTTTTAAAACGATTGACTTTGCCGCCAGGCAGAGATGGAGGGAACATGTCCATGAAAAATCTAATTACCCCTGCCGCACTGCAACAGTACGAAGACATTGCGGCAAACATTAAACCTGAAAGGATTAAAGCCTTTATATTAAAAGCACAGGAGCTGGATCTGAAACCGTTTCTTGGGTATGCCTTATACTATGATCTGATTACGCATTTGGAAGATGACGGCAACATAAAAGATGACGCACCACAGCACTATAAAGATCTCTTAAACGGTTGCGAATACCTGGACGAGCTGGGTTATCTGGTGCTTTATCAAGGCTTGCACCCTGTATTGGCTTACTTTGCATTTGCCCGTTTCATAGAAGCTGATGCTGTACACTACACACCTACCGGCCCTGTAACCAAACGTTATGAGAATGCCGATGCCTTACCGGCTAAAGATATTGTAAAGCTGGTACAGCAACAACGCAGCACAGCTAATGCTTATGCTAACGAAACAGAAAGATTTTTGATAGATCATAAAGAAAACTTCCCGGCCTGGCATTACAATCTCGAAAACAAACGCAGCAGGCAGCCTGGCCCCCGGATACGTGGCGTGGATAAAACAGATTTTAACTATCCATCAGAACTCCTGGACTCAGACTTTTTTATAACTGACTTTTTTAATTAATGGCAACTGACAAAAAAATAAGCGAACTACCTGTTAGCGGCGATGTTACCACTACAGATGTATCCGTCTTGGTGCGCAATGGAACTGATTACCAGTACACCTTTCAGAATCTGCTGCAACTGTGCTTAGCCAACATATCCGTTGGCGCTAATGTTGGTTTTGGTGACGTATTACCTCAAAATATTACCGGCAAAAACGGAGATATATTTATCCATACCGGTAATCATGCTATCGCGCAAAAAACAGCCGGCACCTGGGTAATAAAGTATGCTTTCCCTTCTATTGATGACGCTCGGGATGGTACAATTTTATATGGGCAGGGAATACCGGGAAGCAGCATTGGGCAAGATAATGACACCTATATTAATACCGGTACAGGCATATTTTACAAACGAAGTGCCGACCTTTGGGCACAGGTATTCTCTATGCAAACAGGGCCACAGGGGCCTCGTGGTGAAAAAGGCGACGCCGGGCAACCGGGCACTAACGGGAAAAGTATTCTAAGCGGCACAACCAACCCATCAAATCTTAACACAGGTACCAACGGCGATTTCTACCTCAATACGGCCACACAAATGCTTTTTGGCCCAAAGGCAAACGGCGACTGGGGAACAGGAGTTTCTATTGCCGGCGAACCGGGCGACCAGGGGCCAAAGGGTGATACCGGCCCGCAGGGAGAAACAGGCCCACAGGGTTTACCCGGGATAGGTATTCCTACTGGTGGACTTACCGGCCAGATCTTGACCAAGAATGGCTCCACTGATTACGACACGCGCTGGGCTGATGCTCCTGCAGGCTCTGGTGCCGCGGCAGATGGTTTGGTTAGTGGTGGCATCACATCCGTATCGGGTAATATATTAGCTACCCAACCTGCTGTGTGGCGCATAAACGGCAGCACTTATCACACCGCTGAAGTGCAGAGCTTTACGCTTGCTGCGGCCAATGCGGTGAATAGCCGTTACGATGTTATCTATGGCGACCTTGATGGTTTGCACTTACTAACGGGTAACGCATCTGCAAACCCAGTTAAACCCGCTTTACCGGCCAATACCGTAGAGATAGCTTTTGCATTTGTACAGCCCGGCAGTATCAGTTCAGGCTCGGCTTTACCGGCAAATTATGCCACCAAACAGGATGTTGAAAACATTACCGGTAACAAAGCTCAGCTCAATACCGACGCGAAAAACAATATTGTGGAAGCCGTTAATGAAGTAAACACCAAAATTGGCGGCATTAACCAGGAAAATGTGATCCTGAAAATATTCAAAAAATCAAATTACAGATAAAATGGCATCTTATAACGAAATAGTAGCCTTTACAAAAGGCGTAGGCGTACGGCCGGTATCATTCACGAGTGATGATGGCGTAAATGCCAAACAAACCTATGCCCCGGCCGATCCGGCAAGCAGAATAAATTTTTTAGCCATCTCCTCTACCGCGTCATCACAAAAATATTTGCAGTTGCAGCTGCACAATGTAGTAAGCGGGGAAGTGGCTTCATTGGGTATAATTACCGTACCTGCAGGCGCCGGCACTAACGGATCAGTTCCTATAGTATCAGGCTTAAACAGGGGAAACCTGCCCTGGCTGCAAATTGACAGTGACGGCAACCCCTTCATTGATATTAACTACAACATGAACCTGGAAATGAAAGTACTGAGCGCTTTAAGTGCCGGGGAAACCATTACCGTAACCACCAGCGGCGGCTCATACGCGGCATAAACTATGGCAAGCAGAAACGGATTGAACCCAAAACTCAGAGGCTCAAAAGGACGTGGATTTAATAGGGCTTTACCCGCGCCGTTTGGATGGGGGAATGGGATAAAAGCGCAGGGAAAGGGTTGGTTGGAAATACCCCGATTTGTAAATAAGCCGATGTCCAATGAATGGTCGTTTGAGTATTGGGTAGATGCTACGTCATTATATGGTACTCTAAAATGTATACTATCAATCAATGAGTTTTCAAAAAATAAAAGCTTCTTCATTGATGATTATGGTGGTTCTGTGCAATTTAGTTCAAATTTATACACAGGAGGAAATAGTGTTCCAATAAATCCAAGAGTACATGTAGTAGTTACGTTTAAATATGACAGTAAACCGACTAGTGGCCAATCGCAGATTTTTCTTAATGGGAAATTATCAACGACTGGATATTTAGATATTGCTTATCCTTTTAACGTCGAAAGGGCCACACTATTTGCAAAAGCTACGACTTCAACCACGCAAACACAAAAATGGCTGTGCCCTGTCGATGAAATAAGATTTTACAATAAAGTTCTTATGGATAATGAAATTTCTATAAATTACAATGGAGGAATAGGCGGTAATCCATGTGTTACAGAGAATATCTTTGCTTGGTTTGAGTTCGAAAGGTTTGAATTATTAGATTTTTCCGAATTACAAGATGGAAGCGATATGCGAATTGGCATTAAAGATATTTCGGGAAATTACAACCACGCAGAAAGCTATATGTTTGTGACAGATCCTACATCTCCAGATTTTGTGTTAACTGCATTTTAATTAAATTTTATTTGTCACTTTCCTTCTGTAGATGCTTATATATTTTTCAAAAAAATATTCTAAAAATATTGCAGTTATTATTAGTATTATAAGTGTTGTTAGTCCAAAACCAAATGGTTTTGGAAATACTTTAGCTTTTGTAATTCCTATAATTAACGCTTGAGTAATGTAGATTGGATAAGATATATTACCTAAATAACGATCTATTTTACTCTTACTTGTATGTACAAATGAGATAGGAATTAAAACTATTAAAAAAATAAAAAATATGACTTGGTGATAATAACTATTTGTAAATAGATAAGAGTAAAATATCAAAAGAAATATCAGTAGAAAATATTGTGTAGACGAAAAATAAACGTTAAACACTCGGTGTCTAACTTTGCTATAAATTTTATATGATATAACTCCGGCCATAAAAAACATTATTTGCGTCGGAAAAAACATATAATCCCAGGGATGATTTTTATAACCTGAATACCATAGTATCACTCTTATACTGAAACTAATAATCAATAATCCTATAGGAATCAATATTTTCCTTCTTACTATATACGGGGCAATTAAATAAAAAATCAATTCAACACTTATTGTCCAAGCAATACTATTAAAGCCCAACAAGTAAACATTTGGATTAGACTTTTGAAAATTGCTTGTAAAATGTATATCTCCGTTTTTCAATCCTAATAAGAAAGAAAAATCGAGTCCTAGAATAAAAATATTAGACAGTATTAAATATACCCAAGTGCCCATACTCAAAGTACCTGATACAGTATAAGTATGTATAGTTCCTGGGTATCCTAATTTATAAACCACCAATCCCCATAAAATCAGAAATACCAAATTAATCCAATACAAAGGGTAGATCTTTAACATTCTATTTACATAAAATGACGTATTATCACTTTTTGAGTACTTTTCATTTAATACAAGGGACATGTAAAAACCAGATATTACATAAAAACTCTGTACCGCAATATCAGAGGGAATAGTTTTGAAATTGCCTATAGGGGATGTGTGACATAAAACAACTATACAAGCTAAAAGGAATCTAATTAGGCCCATCCATCAAAGATAGAAAATTCAAGAGAGTGTAACAGTTTAACCTTAATCATATATCCTATTTCAGCCTGTTCAATTATAATATGCATCGCGCCAGAAAAGATGCCTAACCGGGCCTATGTAATGTCTGGCAATCCATTCGCCTTTAACCGTATATTTAAGATCAAACTGCCCGGTTGTACTTAATATATATTTATCGGCAGATAAAGCCGATTTCCCTTTCTGCTTTTGCAAATAGGCAAAAATCGTCTGTTCGCTTAAATGCTCGGACCGCTCAATCAACACCGGTAATAGTTTATTAATGGTGTCTATATCAGCAGCATCTATTTTCTTGATCAGCATTAATCCGGCGCAGTAAAAAGGCGGTTCAAGTAAAATATCCAATCCGGATTTTGTGATAAGCTCAAAATCATATCCTGGCTGGTAATCGTATGACATGTGCATACTTAAATTATCCCTCAATAGAGTGCTTGCATCGCCTATAGGATCTTTCAGCCACAGAACATCCGTGTCAGTGTAAATTAGGGGAGATCGATTATCTGCTATTTGTAAGATAGCGGCCAGCTTTAAACCCATGGGGTTTTTTGAAGCAAACTCACTTATAAGTGTATTATTTCTTTCGAGGTGGTATCTCACACATTCTTCAGCCATCAGCACACTAATTTTTGATGACGGATATAAAGCCAAAATATTCTTGATCTGCGACTCCGGAAAACCAAAATCAACAAACGTATATAAATGCGGTAATTGGCTAAACTTTTTTTGTATGGAAATAATAACCTGCTTCAGGAATGGATAATGGTCTTTCCCGCAAAGAACAACGTAATTGAATGCAGCTGCAGGCTTGTCTTGCGGCTGATAGGTGGAAAAATAAGTTAACCACTTTTTATAAAACAAAACAGGAAAGCGAAAAGCCAGGCTATTTTTTATCCTTCTGAACATTTACAAGTATATCCAATTTGCGCCTTTTCTACTTCTTTCAAAGCCACTTTATTAAAAAAAAACCGACTCATCATGACGTCCATAGAACACCGCCAGCTAAAAGGCATCACCATCAAAAATATCATTGTTACTATTATAAGCACGGCGAGTATTGTGGCCACTGTGATGGGATCATATTTCCAGTTAAAAACAGATCTGCAGGGAATGCGCGCTTTGCAGGACTCACAAAACCGGGTTACTGACGTACGTCTTAAAATCCTCGAAAGCCAGGTAGCTATGCTGCAACACCGCGTAGACGAACTTAACAATGCCTCCAAATAAGAATACGATTACTACTAACTTTTTTTATGGATAAAAAACTAACCGACCGGCAGCTTTACGATCTGGCAGCGGCTTACGATTATGAATACAGAGCCCTGAAGGCGATTATTGAGGTAGAAAGCGGTCGTCATGGGTTTTCGCCAATCACAGGTAAACTTATTATTCAATTTGAACCCGCCTGGTTTAAAAGATTCAAAAAAGACTGGCTGGCAGATACTAAAAATACTACATGGCAGGCTAACAAAGTTGCAGACCAAATACGGGAATGGGAGGCTTTTAACAGCGCGTTCGCCTCAAGCCCAAACGCCGCCATGAAAAGCACCTCAATAGGCTTAATGCAGGTGATGGGTTTTCACTATGCTTCGATAGGTTTTAAAACCGTTGGGGAGATGTGGGATTTTGCAAAACAAAGCGAGATGAACCAGGTGGAACTCGCCTTAAGGTTTATAAAAAAATCGCCGGCACTGGATCGTGCTCTTAAAGCTAAGGACTGGCCTAAAGTAGCCTATTATTATAATGGCGAGTGCTACAAATCTTTTAACTACGATACCAGACTCACCTCTGCTTACGAACAAGCAACAAACTTTAAATCAATCTAAAATGGAAAAAGCAATTGTGAAATTCGGAGCAGTAAACGCTCCAAAACCGGTGTGGGCAACATGGCTATTCCGGTCTGTAGCTATATTGACCACTGTAGCAGCCTTTTGGATAGGCGGAACAAAATTAATTACCGATGAAGCCAAAGTTGAAGTAATACTGGCTCTGAAAGCATTAGATATGCTGGTGCTTGGCTTTAGTAATCTTTTTGGAATAGTGATACCGGAGGAGGAGAAATAATATGCTGAAGAAACTATGGGACTGGATCACCGGCGCGGCCGGAAAAATCAAAAATGCTTTGACATTTGGGAAAGACATCGCCAACGAAATTAAATCGGTAGCTGATAATCCATTATTGGATATTATTGTAAAGCTCACCCCTACCGGTTTGGATGATGCGGCTTTAGCCGCTTTCAGGACTTTTATGAACGAACTGGTTACAGAACTTAACTGGGCTGATAGCAAACTTGATAACACTGACCCAAAAGCAAAAGCTATCATTTTGCACAGTTTATCTGCCGGGGCTGCTTACTGGAAAGCCTTGAATGATGAGATTAACTTAAGCATGCAAACAACATTAAGTACACCACAATTGGTGTATGATGTAAGTAAAGTAAATTTAAATGCTTAA